GGCTTTCAAACATGGTTGTCCTGTAGCACGACCGGCACAGGTGCGAGCGGTACTTTTTGGACTTGCCGCAGCTTGGGCAGTAGGAGCCCGCAACATGGTTCTGCCATCGGCCCCTGACGGCATCCCTTGCGTGACAGCGGATGCAGATCGTGCTCGCCGCCAACTTCGGCGCTCCACAGGAGCAGACATCATGCGGGTTCTTGCGACAGCGGCTGCAGACTTCCTGCGTGAGCGAACGTCGCGGGCCGCCGCACTCGGAGCAGGTGCGAAGCTTCATACGCTTAGCTTACTACAAACCAGACAGGACGTCTATCTAGGAGGTTAAAAATGTCACAGGGCGCTCTCTTGCCACTCAGGCGCATTCAAATCGGGAAAGAGGCGACACCCGGGACTGAGGTCGCCGCCTCGGCTCGCCTCCTGGGCGAGGGCGTTCTCCTGGAGGCGTCGCAACTCATCCGGCCAGAGCGCGACTACGGCTCTCTGGCCGGCGGCCACGAGGCACCCGTTGTCGTGGCGCTGGAGTCGAAGCTGGAACTGACGACAGACGCCAGTTACCAGCAAATACTCTACCCGCTCTTCACCATCGATGAGGTGAGCCCGACCGGCATCGGACCCTACGTCTACGTCTTTGACAGCCCCGTCGCCGCCGACCCTGACGGCGCCACCTTCACGCTGGAGGGCGTGGCCTACGACGGCGCCGCGATCATCGAGCAGTTCACGGCGGTCTACGGCTTCGCCACGGAGTTCGGCCTGTCGGCCGCCTTCGGGGCCAACCTCACGGAGATGCGGTCCACATGGGTCGCCAAGAGCCTGACGGCGAAGGCGCCGACCGCCGACCCCGGCATCCCCACGCGCACGCTGATCCCCGCCGACAAGTGGACGGTCAAGCTGGCCGACACGCAGGCCGGGCTAACCGGAGCCTCGGCTCTGGCGGGGATCGTGAACAGCTTCGACCTGACGCTGGCGACAGCCTACCGCCCGAAGCGGCGGCTGAACGGTGACACTGAGTTCGTGGAGCGCGGGCTCAAGATGCACCAGATGACGCTCCGCATGACCTATGACCTGATCGCGGGCGTGGAGACGGAGCGGGTCAACTTCCGCGCGGGCACCCGGCGGTTCATCCGGCTGTCGGTCGGCAGCGGCAACGAGATCATCCAGATCGACATGTGCGGCAACATCCTGGAGCCGCCGACCGCCGGGACGGAGGAGGAGAACGAGACGCGGGAGATCACCTACGTCTCCGCCTATGATTCCACGTGGACAAAAAGCTGGAGTGTGAGCGTGACCAACAATTTGGCTAGTTTGCCCTAACAACCTCGCGGCGTTGCCTTAACAACTGAATACGCGGCTCGCGACCGCAGGGCGGGAAACCGCTAACGGCATATGCGATGGGGCGGCCTAGACCTTTCATCAGGATCGGGCCGCCCCTTGGTTAGAAGGGCCATGAACCGAAGCGAACGACGGCAGCTCGAACAGGAGCTACGACGGCTAGTCCGCCGCAACGGACGGCGGCAGGGAAGGAGCGACCGAGTGTTCAAGGGCGACCGGACGGACGAGCGGGAAGTCCCCCACGATCTGGGCAACTGGTTCACGTTCACGAACCTGAGCGGCCCGGAACTCGATGAGGCTGACCTGCAGGGGACGCGGCGCATGTCGGAGCAGATGAAGGCGCTGCCGGAGAGCGTCGTCGCTGAGGGGATGGCGCGCCGGCGGGAGACTGACGGGGCACAGCCTACGGCGGAAGAGGAGTTCGCCGGCTACGACAAGGCGACGCTGGTGAAGTACGGCGTCACGGCCTGGCGCGGGCCGGGCTGTGAGCGCGCCTGCACGCCGGAGACGCGGGCGGAGCTGGACGCGAAGACGATGGAGTGGGCGGCGCGCGTCGTGTTCGAGATGAACGTGCGGCCCCTGGGGGAAGGAAGCGGTTCCGGCGACTCCTCAGCGACGGGAAGCTCGGACAGCACGTCCCCGCTGAGCTCGCCGGAGCCTATCGAGTCCATCTTGTAGGAGTGACGATGACGCTCGCCGACTACGCCAGGGCCGACGCCAGGTTCATCGCGGACCTGATTGACGTTCGCGTGGGGCTAGACCAGCGGGCGGCGCGGGAGCAGCGGATAGCGCAGGAGAAGACTCAGGGAAGTCGCGTCCAATGACCACAAGCCTGAGTTTCAAAGCCTACGTCAGTCGCCTTGATCTCGACGATCACTTGGCCTCCGCCGCTGACACCATTCTCAATGATGTCCTCAATAGCCCCGCTGAAGCCACTGAGACGAGCCCAATAGCAAGCTCGGTCACTCATGCCGGGGGCCACGTAAGTGCCGGGGATGATCTCTTCGCCCACCCTGAACGTGCCGTCATCAATGCCTTCGGGTTCTGGGATTGGCGTAGGCTTGGGGGTTGGCGTGGATAGCGATTCGGGGGCTGGCATGGCGGCGGTCGCAGTAGGGCCTGGGGTGGTTGCGGCTTCGTCACTGGACGCCAATAGCCCGATGGCTATGAACATCAGGAGAACTAACCCGACTCCCACGGCTGTGGCGATTCGCCAATCGCTAAGCATGTCCCACCTCCTTTTCGCGGGCCAACAGTATAGCACAGGCGCGGGAGCGGAGTTGACGTAATGGCTACCGGCAACGTCGACATCGTTGTCAAGCTCGTGGACAAAGCTTCACGGGGCCTGAGCGCCATCGGACAGAAGGCTAGCGGTCTCGCGAAGACGCTGGGCGGTGCGCTTCGGGCGGGCGCTCTCGCTGGGGGTGTGGCTCTCGTTGGGCTCGTCGGCATCGGTATCAAGCTCATCAAGGCCGCTGCTCAGGAGGAAGCGGGTATCAAACGCCTGGCCGCTGCCGTGAACGCCTCCGGTGGCTCCTGGGCGAAGTCCGGCAAGGCCATCGAGGCGGTCATCAAGCAGCGACAACGGCTGGCCTTCTCGGACGATGATCTGCGCTCCTCGATGGCGCTCCTGACGGCGATCACTGGCGACGTCGATGAAGCGCTCCGCCGCCAGGCTATCGCGATGGACTTCGCCCGTGGCGCGAACATCGACCTGAACACGGCGTCAAAGCTGCTAGGCAAGGTCACAGATGAGAACGTCAACGTCCTGGGCCGTTACGGCATCCGCATAGAAAAGGGCGCTTCTTCGATGGAGCTCCTGCGGCTCGTCCAGCAGAAGTTCTCCGGGCAATCCGCCGCCTTTGCCGACAGCACCGCCGGCAAGTGGCAGAACTTCAATATCGCACTGGACGATGTGAAGGAGACGATTGGAGCCGCGCTCCTGCCGCTGGCGTCACAGCTCGCCGATAAGCTCGCGACGTTCCTGCGGGACCATGAGGAGCAGATCGGGCTGACCGTTCGGAGGTGGACGGAGTGGGGACAGAATACGGCGTTCCCGGCGATCCTGAACTTCCTGCGGGATGCTAGGCCCATCGCCCAGAAGTGGTTCGACACGTTCAAGGTGGGGCTGATGGACGTTAAGGCGGTGTTCCTGTATGTGTTCGGGAACAAGGCGGCGCTGATCGCGGCGCTACTGGCGATTGGCGCGGCGGTCTACATCAGTTTTGGCCCTGTCGGTCTGGCTGCGGCGGCGATGGTGTCCTTCATCCTGCTGCTGGGCGTCATTCACAAGAACCTTGACGCCATCAAGACTACGTCCCAGAAGCTAGGGCCGGTATTCACTGCCCTGAGCGCGCCGCTCTGGCTGATGGCGTCGCCGCTTCTGCTCGTCGGCTTGGCTGTGGGCGTCGTGGCGACCAACTTCGAGCGGCTGAGGCGCGCCATTCTGAACCTCCCCAAGCTGCCCGGCTGGCTGGGCGGGCTGGCTGGGGGTGTCTGGAGTGTACTGGGGCAGGGCTTGATTCGGGCGCATCAGTTCGGCGGCATCACGTCGACGCCCTTCCAGGTCGTGGGTGAACGCGGCCCCGAGCTAGCGGCCCTGCCGATGGGTTCGCGCGTCTTCCCGGCTGGCCAGACCCGGCAGATGCTGGGCGGCGGCGGCGTCACCATCATCAACAACATCTCCGGCACCTGGGACCTGAGCAACCCCAACCACATCGAGCAGCTGACCAGCGCCCTCACCGGCCAGATCAGACGCAACCTGGCGATGGGAGCCTGACGTGTCGCTGACCACGTGGGAGGTGACGCTGGACCTGGACGGGTCGGGTTCCTACGCGACGGACATCACGGCCTACGTCTGGCGCTTCGATAGCCTGCGGATCAGCGGCCGCGGTCGGCGGGCGGACCTCGGTGCCGCAAGCCCGGCCACGCTCACGCTCTCCCTGGACAACAGTGACGGCCGGTTCTCGCCGAAAAACACGGGCGGAGCCTACTACAACACCTTCCACCCCTATGCGGGTATCCGAGTCCGCGCGACCTACAACGCCATCACCTACGACCTGTTCAAGGGCATCATCACCGGCATCGGCGTGAAGCCGCACATCAATGACGCCCTGGTCTACGTCACCGCCGCCGACTTCATGTGGGCACTGGAGCGGACGTCCGTCCGCCTGCCGCTGATGGAAAATCACCACCCCGGCGTCATCATCGACCGGCTGCTGGACCACGCCGAGATCGGGGAGCACGTCGACAACCCCATTTTCAAGGATGACCTCACCGGCTACTCCGTCCTCGGGACGGGAACGAATACCCGCGTCACAACAGGCATAGTCCTGGAGGCACCGGCCGCGCTGGAATCGGTGACAACGGCGGTGACGTCGGGCTGGCGGTACACGATCCCGCACAGTGCAGACTCCGAGTTCCAATCGGTCAAGGTGCAGGCTTCGTGCTATGTCTGGACGCCGCTTCCAGCCGACGAGGGGGAGACGTTCACGATCCGCCTGGGCGACAGCGTGGGTGTTATCGCCACGGCAACGGTCACGCTGACCTCGCAACCCCAGAGGGTGACGGTGAGCGGGACCTTCAACGGCGCGGCGACGGACTTCTACATCGACGGCTACATGACCAGCGCCGCCGCGACCTTCAGGACGGGCGCGGTTCATTGCGTGACCTTCGGCAACGCCTACGCGCGCTCTACCGAGACAGGCGTGCCGACGCTGGAGCGCGTCTTCTTCCATGAAGTCTCCGCCCTCTCCGCCATTCAGGAG